CGGCCGAGCAGGTTCGGCACGAACGAGCCATACCATTCGCGCATGATCCGGGTGCCAAAGCGGGTGTCGAAGATATCGCGCAGAGATTGAATGACGTGCGGCCAGCCGGTGAGGATGCTGCCCGTCTCGGCGTTGAGGCCGACCGAGGGATCGCGCAGATCAATCGTCATGGCGCTCTTCGGCTATCGGCCTGCGCCGACGGCGGTTAGAGGTATTCGGTTCGAGTTCCGTGTCTTTGGAGGGCTCTGCGACCACGACTTCGGCGGATACGGTCCGCAGGCTTGAGGAGGCCGCCACCGGTTCGACCACAATGGGCTCACGCGATAGCGGCGACGGAGGCTCATCCACCGGTAGTATCGTCCCAAGCCGCAGCTCATGGTCGGCTGCCCTCTTGGTCAGAGACAGAATAGTCCCGGTACCGGTATTGGTGTGGCCCGCAACGAACCGGCCGGCTTTTTCGGTGATGACATAGCGCGGCATGGTGCGTCCTCTCGTTAGATACTGCCCGCTTCAGGAACACCGGTCTTGGCCGGTCCGGGCATGCTGTCGATGTGCTTGTGGGTCTTATCGATGATCTGGCCATCGTGCTCGATGCCGCCACCGTTCTGCTTCAGACCCTTCTCGGACAAATTCCAAGACGTCCCGCCGCACTTGAGGTCCAGGGTCTTGCCCTTGAGCGTGATGGTCCAGTCGCCATACGTGATCACGTGCTCATCGCCCTTGTCGGACGGCGACGGATTGTTGTCCGACCAGGTCAAGGGAAGGGCGACGGCCTGTTGCCAGTCGCCGCTCGGCGCCAGCATCGTGAACTGCTGTCCTTTCGAGGGCGGTGTGTGGATCTTCAAGGCGCCCGCGACCTGGGCGTAGGGAATCCAGGGCGAGAGAAACGGCTGCCCGTCCTCGCTTGGACCGAAGTTCAACCGAACGACCTGCTTTTTTGGATCGACCTCTTCCACTGTGCCGCAGCGCATCACGCCGGAGAAGCGCCGCTCCAATTCCGCCACGCGAGACGCCAGCTCGACGAGCTCACGGATGGCCATGCGGAACCTGTTCGTCGATGGTGGCTTCGTTTCCGTCGACACTGACGAAAGAACCGGTCAACGTCACGCTCGCGAGGTCAACCGGATCCTCACTCAAATCACCGACCGGACCGAGCCCAATCGCATCGGCCACCGCGAGCGGAATGCCGAGCGTGTGAGCCGCCCGGCGCCAGTCGGCGAGGGGGTCTCCTTCAATCGTGGTGCGCAGAAGGTCTCCGATCGGAGCCAGAGCGTCGTCCTCCGCAAACGCAGCCAGTACGTTTGCCCACGTCGATCCGGGCACAACAGCGGCGCCTTCGGTCGGCGCTTCGATGAGATCGCAGGTCAGAACAATCTGTCGGGCGGCAAAACGCACCCCGTGCTCCACCGAGGCGCCGCGACGCGAGACACGTTTGCTGATGCGCGGCACGAGATGCATCCAGAGGCGTGACCAGGGCGTGCGCTCGTGGGTCAGGGCGACAATCACCTGATGCTCGATAAGATCGAGCACGAGTTCCATGCCTTCATCGGTGTGTGGGATCGAGACCTGTGTGGCGCCCCCGACCTCCACGCGGGACGCAATCGCCGCCTCGATGACCAGATCACAGCGCGTCGGCCCATGCCGCAGATCACGGCCGGTCACGTCGAGTTCGTAGTCGTCGGTGGTGACGATCAGAACCGGCGCGCGCGTCTCCGCAATCGTCTGGTCGATCGGATCAATGGCACTGTCAAAGACACGGGTTTCCGCGAGGGTGGCGCCGGTGAGCGCACGGGCCGCGGCAATGCGCATGGCCATTCGGGCGAGACTCATTCGGACACATCCTCGCGCACCAGCAGAAGATTCAGGTCTTGCAAGTCGGTGGTTTGAACAGAGGCCACCGCGTACGTCGGGCATCCTGGCCGCCCGGCGAGCGTCAGAAGATCGCCTTTGGTAGGCGAAAACCCCAAGCCAGCCGCGTCGGAAGCGGCAATCCAGAACTCCGAGGCCGTGGACGCCACTCGCGTGCTGCCTGTCAGATCGGACCCGCGTGATTGACCTTTGAGATCACTTCGCGCTGGCCGCGCCGAAAACACGCCACGCACCGAGACGACGTTGCGGTTCATGTCCGCGGGGCTTTCGGCATATTGGATCTGAGACCGCGGCCGCAGAAGCGCTGTTTCGCCAAAGGCGAGGACCGCCGCCTTCGAAGCGGCGTCGTCCAGAGATGCAAACGATGTCATGAGGCGACCTGCTGCTGCAGTGCAAAACGCGAACACCTGTCGACGGCACCCGGCCTTTGAATTAGTTTTTTAAGTCCGGTTAGCTTAGGCATGGGCTGACCGGCGCCAAAGCTGGATTAAGGCGCCCCCAATTCCAGCAGTCGGGCATGCTCCTCTCCAAACGATCAGAGCTCGACCGTCCTGCCGGGAGACGTAAAACCCCGGCGTCTCATTTTTAAGTTTTTACTACGTCCGCTTGCCGCGCAGGAGCGCCCGCGGACGCGTACAATAGTGCAGGGCGTTCATCTGCACTTCGATGTTGACGCCCTTATCGTTCGGCATGCGCCACTGCTTGGCATAGAGCCGCTGACCCGGTCGGTTGACGGTCTCGATGTAATCGGCCGGCGCATAGATCGTCTTGAAGAACTGCGGCACGCCGGTCGGGAAGATGTGGCACTTGTCGGTGTCGACCGAGATCGAGCCGCCGCCCCGGTAGTTCTCAAACGTGATGCCGCCAAACGTAAACACACCATACGCGCCCGCGCTGCCGTCCGAGACATAGGCCGTCCGCAGTGTCGCCGCCTCGGCATAGCCCTTGTAGGTTTCGCGGACCTCCTTGTGGGCGATCAGGTCGTCGAAGAAGTTGTCGCCGCAGAACGCATGGATGGTGCGATAGGGGAGGCCGCCGAGGGTGGTTGCCATCGACCGAATGATCGATGCACACTTCTTGCGCAGGGCTCCTTCGGCCGGCGAGGCGTTATCGAGATCGAAGTCGATCTCCGCCGGCAAGGTCTCGCCGAACTCGGTGGCATAGTCGTAGAGAACCGTGCCGTCCGCATCGAGGAGCTGCCCGGATTTGATCACGTTCAGCCGGTGGTACTCCTCCGTCTGAGCAAAGTCCTGCGAATGGACCGCCGCCTTGGTTGCAATCTTGTTGACCAGCGTTTCCACCGCCACCTCAGAACCAAACACACGGGCCTGCATGACCTCATCGGCATAGATGGCATCATTGCGCTGGAAATGGGGAACGCCCAGCTTGCGCAATGAGCGTTTGGCCATACCGCGCGTATCGCCCGGCGCACCGCGGGGCGAGGAGGGGACCAGGATCAGGGCCTCGGCATCGGCCTTTTCGATGGCGACATCGAGGGTGTCGATGCTTTCGACCTGGAACAGCCCCATCTCACCAACACGGTACGGGGCGTAGGAGATTTCGCGCATCGCTTCCGTCATGCGCGTGACAGTGAAGGGGTCCGCATTGAAAATATCGAGCATGGACATGGCTCGGGAGTCCTTTCTGGAGGGTCCGGCGTTTAGGCGCGGACGATGATGCCGACGGCGGCCAGCTGGGTGGCCTTGGCGGCGCGCTTCGGCGCATCGTTGACGCTCGTGTGATGGACGAGATAATCGGCCTTCACTTCCGCATCGCGTGCGATGATGGTGATCTTCTGGTCGGCGCTCGTGGCATCACAGCCGTAGAGCGCGACGGCAACCGCCGTCTGGGTGCCGTCCGTGCCGGTGGCAGGGGAGGGCGCGTACTTGCCCGAGGTGCTGTTCTTGCCGAGCACGGTGCCGGGCGCGAGGATGCCGGAACCAGAGGCAATGACGCCGACCTCGCGCGAGATCTGGCCGTTGGCTTCGGTAAGCAGAACCTCGCCGGGGCGCAGGCCCTCGGTAAAGACTGTCGACATGGATGGATCTCCTCAGTTATCGGCTCGCGCCGATGGCGCGGTTGGCGGATAGGACGGCCTTGGACCAGAGCTGCGTGCTCGTGTAGACCTGCGATGTGTCGGTTCCACCGCCGAACTCCCGCTCGCTCGAGGCGCGCTCGGCAATGGTGGGGGCAGCCGCCACAGCCTTGGGTGCGGACGCGAGAACCTTAATCGCCGCGTCGGCGGCAATGTCGGTATCAAGCGCAAAGGCAATCGCCTGCGCTTCACGTCCGTCGGCTTCTTCACTGCGGAGAATCGCGGCGATGCGAGCCCGTTCGGTCGCGGCCCCTTCGGCACGCGCGGCGTTCAAAGCCGAGGCTTGCGCTTCGGGCGTAATCTCCGCGTTTTCAGCCTGCGGTCCGGCCTCGGTGGTTTTGCTCATCGCAAAGCCTGTCCTTTGAGTTGCGGCCGCTTGGGCCTGGTTGGAGAGAGAGATCAAAACGTCATCGAGAGATGCGATGCGGTCGGCAAGACCGCGCGCAATGGCGTCCTGACCGATGAATGTGCGCGCTTCGGTGCCGCGAATGGCGGCCTCTGTCAGTCCGGTCCGGCCACGCGCGACAAGCCCCACGAACTGGTCGTAGAAGGCCATGACCTCGGCCTGCAGGTCGGCTTGGACACTCTCGGAAAGCGGCCCGAAGGGATGCCCGTCGACCTTGTGAGCTCCGGCATAGATCAGCGTCGCCTTGACGCCCTTCTTGGCCATCTCGGCGGACCGATCCATGTGGGTCAGAACCACGCCGATGCTGCCGACGATCGACGTGGGCGAGACGACGATCTCGTGGGCCGCGCTCGCGATGCCATAAGCGGCCGAAGCCGCCATATCGTTCACAAACGCCGTCACCGGCTTTTGCGCACCCAATCGGCGCACCTGCTCGGCGACCGTAAACATGCCGGTGGCTTCACCGCCGGGGCTGTCGATATCGAGCACAACCGCGCGAATCTCCGGGTCGGCTTCGGCCTCGCGCAGCAGGGCGTCGAGACCTTCATAGGATACGAGACCGCTCTGGCTACCGATCCAGGCGCCGCGATTGACGAGGCTCCCGACGATCGGAATGATGGCCACACCATTATCGGCGCGGTTAAGTTTGAAGGATCCGTCCGCGCGAACATTACGACCGATGAAGCGGTTCGCATCCGGCGCCAGATCGGCGAGCGCTGCACCGTTCAGAGGGAGGCGCCCTTCCAGCACGTGCAGGATGACCTCGGCCTTGGTCGGATGCAGCAAAAGCGGACGATTGAGAACGCGTGAGGCGATATGGACCAGCGTCGGGGCATCCTGAGCCGGAGTGGCTTTGGCCATCAGCGCCCTCCCGCTCGCAATGCAAACCGCTGGGGCCGATCGCCCGAGAGCCGCGCGCATTGGTTTTCAAAGTCGCGGATGATCTGCAGCAGCTTGTCCGGTTGGGCCTTGTGGAAACTGACCTCGCGCTCGACACCGGTCTCGCCGGCTCGAAAGCGCACGGTCTGGGTCTGCACGCCGGCAACCAGATGAATGTAGACACTGCGCAACGCCTTCGCCGCTGCGCACGGGTCGTCTTCGTCAATGACCAGCGCCATCACGCGTCCTCCAGGTCATCGACCTCTTCGCTGTCGTCTTCGGCGACAGCGGCACCGCCAAAGGCGCCCATCATTTCCGGTTCGGGAAGGCCGTAGGTTTGGCGAAGATCGCGTTCGCTCGCCCGCTGGGCGTAGACGTCCTCAATATCGACGCCGAGGTCGTTGGCGATCATGGCATCCGACACGACGCCCAGACGGCGCCAGACCTCATGCGCCTTGGCCGTCTTGATGTCGTCGGCCTGAGGTTTGGGAGACCCACGCCAGTCCGCCCGAGAGGCAGCCGCCCGATGGGCCATGAAGCCTTGGACACCGCCGGGGAAAGCAATGTCGCCGCGTTCGATCTCTTCCTCCAGCCACGCCTCGTAGATCGGCTGGCAGAAGGGGGCCATGATGTTCTCGCGTCGCGCCTTGGTAATGGCGAAGATCTCGCCCGTCGCCATGCGGACGCTCGAATACGTGGCGCCATCGTAGTCACCGGTTGCGCTTTCGTACGTTAGCCCCAGACACCGTGCCATCTCGCGCAACAGATGCATCGAGAAGTCCTTGTAGTCGGCGCCTGGGTGGTGTGTGCTGTGGAACTCGAGCTTCTGGCCCGGGAAGAGATGGGCGATGCGGCCGTTGATGCCGACGTTCAGCGTCGTATGGTCGTAGAACCCACCGAGCATCTCCAGGTAGGCTTCCATCGGCGACAGACCTTGCGCCGCCATTCTCGCCTGCTCCTGCGGCGTCAACAGACCGGCCAGAACCTGCTCTGTCGGTTCATCGCTCGTGATCGTGGCCGCAAATAATGTCTGTACGATCGACGCCATCAGCGTCGCATCGGCGAGTTGATCGAACTGGCGGGCGACCTGCAAGGCCGGGGTCAGCGGGCTGATCCCACGCACCTGTCCGGGCAGCCCCTCAAACACATGAATGACCCGGGGCCGCCCCGCGCCGTCACGGGCGCGGACAACGACTTCCTGTTCGCCGAGCAGCGGATCCTTGCGCAGCGCGATGTAGGCGATCGGCATGCCATCGGCGTCGTGGTAGACGCCAGCGCTCAATCGCGACAATGTTTCGGTGCGCCGAGAAAGCCGGTGTGGCGGCAGTAATCGAACCTTCGTGCCCGCCCTATTCCAGGGTCGCTTGCGCCAGGGCAGTTCGGCGAGGATTTCACCGGTTGCCAGCCATGTGCGGAACGCGGCTCCCTGCATTTGTCCAAACGTGCGCCGGCCTTCAATGTCGCATTCCTGGGCGTTACGGGCCCAGAGCTCAAACCGCTGCTCGACGAGCCGCGCCCAGGCGCGGGCCTCGGGCTCCGCCATGCCAAACACCGTGTTCTCCGGCATGCACTTCAATCGCAGACCATCTCCGACGGTGTTCGCCACCGCCTGGTCGATCGCGCCCGAGAGCCAACCGTTGTTGTGGAGCACGTCCACAACGCGCGCCGCCGCGGTTTCCCACGCGTCGCTGATCTCGTCCTGCGTATCGCGCAGCGCCGGACGCCAGCCCGAAAATGTGACCCCACGTCCGCCCCGCATATACTGGGCCCCTGGACGCGACACCGGTAAAGGCGCGGCCGGAAACGCCTCCGCGATTTTCTCGCGAAGTTTGGCAATCAGAGCCATCGGCCTACCTGTTCAGACGGTGCCCCATCGAGGCGAAGCGTTGACGCAGCGTGCCGCCGCCGCCCACGGGAGGGACAGCCGCAGGTGACGGCGACAACGCTCCGTCCCGCGGAGTTCGTTCCGCAGGGGACTCGGTCTCAGCCGGACGGCTGACGCCCTCCGGAATACGTTGGACGTTCAGCGCATAGCCAATGGCCGCGCACAGCGCCTCACAGTCGAGAAAGTGATTGTTGCGCGAACGCCGGATCCAGCTCGGCCGTCCCTCGATGACGACGCGGGCTTCCGAGGTCAGCTGCTTGCAGTAGTCTTCCGTAATGCCGTCGTAGACATAAAACGCGCCCGGCATGCCCACTGGCGTGCGCAGGCGAGAAATCACCAGCGACTTGAAGAAGTCCGTTGACAGCGAGACCAGGTCGATCGAATAGAGCGCCTTCTTGCCGTCAGGCTTCACCTCGATCTTGGAGACCCGATAGGGCGGCGTCTGCACGTCGCGCCCCTTGGTCGGGGCACAGAGCCAGGAATAGCGCCGGCAGAACTCGTAGACCTTGTGTTCGTTGCCTTGTTCGGGTTTGTCCGGCCGAAAGCCGGAGTCGATAAAGACCTTTTCGATCTGCAACCCAGCGACCGGCGTCAGCATCAGGTCCGCGAGGGCGGCCCACACGTCATCACCCTCGGTCGGGCCATAAAGCTGGCCGCACTCGACGAGCCACGAGGTGCCGCGCGCGCCAAAAGCCCGGATCACGTAGTAGAGCGAGAACTTCTGCACATCGACGCCCATCACGAGCCGCAGGCCTTCAGAGGGCACTTCGCCGGGCCGGTAGGGAAGCTGTCGCTCCATAATTTCTTGCCACTCCGGCACATCGCCGGACGCGGTCATGGCATAGCATTCGCCAAACGCGGCGTTCATCGCCGTCTGGACACGGTCGCTATCGCCCGACTGCAGCGCCGTCAGATACGTTTCCGCCCGCTGACCAAACGACACGAACGGCGAGCACAGCCCGCTCGTCCACATCGAGAGCGTGGAACTTTCCGTAGGCGCCCCTGTCACAACGGGACGGTCGTCGACGAGCGCCACCGTCTCACCGGGCGCCACCATGGTGCCGCGGTCGTTCAGCCACGGTTTGTCCGCGTCGGTGTGCTCACCGTTGCAGTGCGGGCAGACGAGCACCGTATCGCGTTTGGCTTGCGCGGGCGTCGCCCGATCCGGCCAGCGCAGTTGTTTGAAGCGCGGAATAAAGTAAGCATGGCAGTGTCGGCACGGCCAGGCCCAATGGTGGCGGGTGCCAGACTGCCAGAGTTTCCAGATCGGGCTTTCAAGATCTTCCGTGGCAGCCGGGGCCCAGAACTCCAGGCCGCTCGCCGTATCGCGTTCAATCTCAACGAGCCCGCGCGAGGGGGTCGACGTAATCGCGGTGACAAAATCGGCGTAGGTTTCGCCGCGGGCCTCCACGAGGCCCAGCACATCCCCCTGGCCTTTCACGTTGGCCATCATCTCGTCGTACTCGTCGATGAGGGCCAAGGCCGCCGGATCGGATTTGAGCGCCGAGGACGAACCCGCATGCGCCAACCGCACGCGGACACCGGCCACGGACTTCAATGTCTTCTTCATGCGCCGGCCGCGCACGACCTTGTTACTCAGCGTCGCCGCGTCATCGAGCAACGCCATCAAGCGGGGCTCGAACTGATCGGTCAGAAATTCCTTCGTTGGGCCGACGTAGAGGATCGGGGCCGGACGCTGGTCGAGCCGTGCGCCAATCACATCGAGCATGCTGTCGGTCTTGCCGCTCTGGGCAGCGGTGACAGCCACAACGCGGCGATAGTTGCCGCGGTGCACGGCGGCCGACCAGGGCAGCATGTATGGCGTCAGCGCAGGATTACGCGGACCGGGCAGACCGGCGGTTTCAGGATAGACCCGATTGAGCCGCGCCCATTGATCGGGCGGTAGCTTCGGGCTCGGCGTCAGGATCGCGGCGGCCAGCGCCCAGGCTTTGCGCCTTTTGTGCGGCTCGCTCGGACAGGCGGGCAAGGACACC